TGCCAAACAATAACATTCAACTCTTGGAGCAAATTTAGTATTAACATCCATAATATAGACATACCTTTTATCTACATCGCAAGTAACCTGCACATATCCTAATATCTCATTTTCAAAATCCATCTGTATTTTTATTGGCAATTTATCATTAGGTAATTCTTTCTCCATTTGTTTTAATGCTTCAATTCTTTTTTCTTTAGTATTATCTTTGTGTTTTCTATTATATCTGTTTTTGCCGTTATTAAATTCATCATATAATTTTAATAGTTTTCCGTTGTTTCCAAATTCTTCAAAGTATTGTATCTTAATCAGATATCCAATTTTCACTGACATAATTTGTTTTTCTTCTAAATCTACAAGTAAATCTACAAATGTATCATATTGGTTATCTTTCAATTCATATAATTGTTCAGATATTTTACCACCAAATCCCTTTAATGCTTTTAAAGAATTCCACATACTGCCTTTTTCTTCATTGGCTGTAATTTTTCTATTGTCTTGCCTAAATCTCAAAGGTTCAAATCTAATTTTATATGCAATTTCTGCTTCTCTTCTCGCATCTGCCATTCTGTTTTTTTGATTACCTTTTGCATTTAAAATATTTAAAAATACCTCATAAAACTGTAAAGGATAATGACTTTTTAAATATGATCCATATAAAGAATCCATTGAAACGCAATAGGAATGTGAAGCATTGAAAGAGTAACGACAAGAATCATCTATGATATGCCATACTTTTTTAGTTACTTCTTGAGCATTATCTTCACTAATATTTTCGATTTCTATTAGTCTCTTTTTAAATCCTTCCATAAATTGATCTTTATATTTTTTTACTTTCTCTGGACGTTTCTTAGCGATATTTTTTATAACATCGTAACACTCTGACATGGGAATACTAGCAAAATTTAGTGCTGCCATTGCCATTTCCTGATATAGCAAGAATGAGTTAGGCATTTCTGGTGTTTGAATAATTTGATCAAATGCAGGAATATTATATGAAAATAACTCCCTATTTTCAAAAATACTATACATTGATTTGAAACCTGGCCGTATTGCGGCAACAAACGCACAAAGTTCTGATATGTTTTGTGGTTGATATTTCATAACTCTATGCTTTGTAGAATTTTGCTCAACTTGATTAATCCCTAATGTATACCCATTCTTGTAAACATCCCATACTTTTTGATTATCCCTACATAATTCAATTAATTCATCTTCATCATGTGGTTCCAATCCAATTCTTTGATAAACCCTTTTAATAACTTCAACCACGCTTACTTTCAATAAATCATTCTTGAAAAATTTATAATCCTCTGCCCACTTACCATCCATAATTGTACAGATGGATTCTTTCTTGCTTGCCTTAGATTTTATTTTTATTAATCCTATTTCTTTGCGAATATTGCCTTGATAGATTAAATACGCACAGGGATGGATCTTATAATCACTAATAATGTCTAAATAATTTTCACTATCTTTTAGTAATTTATGGTATTGTTTATCGACATAATCATAAAGAATTATATTTTCTTTCTCGTCTTCTTCCGCATGTTTTAGTGCATTCTCGTATTTTTCTATCTGCTCAGATACAGTATTGGCTAAATTAAAATCAATCTCTTTTGCTCTGGCATACATTTTCCATGCAGATTTTGCTTTCATAGTTCCATAAGCAATCATAGGATAAGAAAATTCCTTACCTTCTTCACCATAAATATCTGTAAAAATTTCTGTTTGTGCTTCTGCAAATACTTCAGGATTTCCTGTATTAAAATCAATATCCGCAAGTGATTTAGATTCTAAAATACGTGTGGGGCTAATAAATCTTTCAGGATACATTTTAACTGGTGCTGATATTCTATCAATTTTAGTAAAGTCTAATAGATAATTTGTAAAATAAGATACTGCCGATCCACGACCACTATTTGTAATTAATCCACCCTTAGAAACTGCTCTTTTAATTATTTCATAATTAAGCAAGAAGTAGTCTGCATGTTTAGTAGTAATAACATCATTTATTTCTTTTTGAATTTCTTCCTCATATTTTGCCCACATTTCTTTAGGTTTCTTATGCTTCTTTTCTTCCCATTTACTCCAAATTAAATCAGTATATATTTTATCTTTTTCTTGTTGGGTTAAGTTAGGATAAAGTGTTGGCATCTTAATATCAAAATTAAAACAGGGATTATCATACTCTTGAATAGATAAGAATATATTTGTGTTTTCCATTGCTTCTTCAATTTGTGCTTTAGTTAATGCTCCTTGCTCAATAAATCTTTGATATGCTGTATCTCCATCAGGATAATCTAAATACCAGTCACTTTCCTCATCATAGATAATATTCTTTGACTTTATGTATTCATCTCTTTCCCATCCTTTATCCTCTGAAATATAGTGACTATCGCAACCCATAATGATAGGGATGTTCCATCTATTGGACAAATCCACAATATGTTTATTCAAGTCATATTGTGATTTTACATTATGGTATTGGACTTCTAATAAAAAATTATTGCCAAAATGTTCATGTAATTGTTTTATTATATTATCGTCATCATATTTCCAGAAACCTAAACATGCGGAAGTAACCCATACATCATTTTTAGGTAAAGACAATATTAATTCTAAGTCTATTCTTGGTTGGTAATAGAATCCTGTAATATTTGCTTCTGCTAAAATATCATTTATAGATTGTCTGCCATTTTCATTCTGAGCAAAAATACATATATGAGCATTAGTATTATCTTTTTCTTTTCTATTTTTTACCCAATATGCTTCTGTACCAAACAAGAATTTAAGATTATATTTTTTTGCTAATTCATATCCTTCTATATATCTTCCTTGTGTGCCATGCTCCATTGTGCTAATAATTCCATGTCCTAATTCTGATGCACGTTTAGCATAATCTTCATTTTTAGTAACTGAATCAGGAATGCGTATATTTGTGTAATGTGAGTGCCGATGATAATTTTGATATATTCTAATCTTAATCACCTCTCATAAATTCTGGTTTATTGGCATCTCTCGGATCTGGTAATTTCTCATTATATTTTTCTTTATCCCATTTATACTGAATGTCGAGTTCATCTAAATTAGTCCAAAATCTGTATGAAGGTAAATCAAAATACAATCCCATTTCTTTATCTTGTGTTCCGGTAATTCTATTTTTAAATAAATCTAAAATACAATCATACTGTATAGGTTCAACTTTATATCCACCCTTATTGTCTGGAATACCTTCTTTTTCTTTGGGAGTAACTCTATGTATTGCCATGACATAATGTGCCAAATTAGTAATATCTCCACTTCCAGAAATATCTAGTTTAGTTAACCTCCTTATTGCCTCAACTTTCCTTGGATGCGCTACTAAATGAATAAGCACATTAAATTTGTTTGCAAAATTAACTAATTTAATTATAAATTCTTTTTGTTTTTGCCACAAACCATCAATACCGCACTCTAAATCTACCATCATTAAATTATCTATAACAAAAACCTTTACTCCTTTTTTTCTTGCTAATTCTTCCATTTTAGAAAGTATTGTTGTTGCAGTATGGTCTTTATCATTGTCGTAAACAAATATTCTGTCCTTATACCAATCTCTCATTTTTTGCCGGATTTCAGGTTTAATTTTTCTTATATGATTATCTTCTACTTTGATATGTCTTCTGCCAGCAAAATTTAATTCCAACCAGTTTTTCAATTGTGGTTTGGTAAGTTCGCCACTAAATACAAAAATATTATGTCCCTGATTTAATGGTTCAGCAATGCACATCTGATTGACAAGAACTGATTTTCCACCGCCGTTTATTCCTGTAATAATATTTAGGCAACCAAAGAAGAATTTATAAATCCAATTGTCTAATATTTTAAATCCAGAATAAATTCCTTCTGAATTTTGTAAATCAAAGTCTTGCACATTTGCCAAATCAATTATGTTAGTAATTGGCATTTCTCTGGCGTTATTTATAACTTCTAATACTTTTTCTTTACCAAAAAGATATAGGACTTCATTTATATCATTAATTTCGATAATTTTACCATTTTTTTCTATTTTTGTTGGGGGATCAACTTCATAGCACTTCCATTCACCTAGCCTTGGAATTACATCCCTCTTCATTTTTATACCTGGTTCATCATTATCAGACCATATTATTATTTTATTAAACTGTTCAAGAAAATCCCAATTTTCTTCTATCCATGTTTTATCACTTGCTCCAAAAGGAACAGATACAGAATTTTTAAAACCAGATTCAATAGCAGCAAGACAGTCAATTTCTCCTTCACATATTAATAAAGGTTGAGACGGGTCTATTCTATTCATATTAAAAAGAAGAGGAGTAGTGTCAGCATTTTTTTGACACCAACTTTTTGTATCACCTTTTTTTAATTTTCTTGATGGTCTATATTTAACCATAGTTAAAACATCGTTAGAATCATAATAATTGAATATTATATTCCCGTTGCCATCTTCGCCAATGTTGCAATAATCAAGCGTTTCTTTACTTATACACCTTTGAGCAAGATATTTTTCTACTTTATCTTTATTGAGATTGTTTTCATATTCGGGATATTTATATTCCCTTTTTGTTTTTACACTTCTTTCCCCAAACCTATAATTAATTTCAGTTTCATTGAATAACTTTTCTACTGCTTCAAGATATGTAAGTCCTTTTGACATATAGTGATCTATAATACCATAGTTTTTTGAGCAACCGAAACAATGAAAACAATTATTTTTATTATTCCAAACCAAAGAAGGAGTGTCTTCTTCGTGCCAATTGCATATTGCTTTAAGATTCTTTTCATCAAAATCTTTAAGATTTAATTCTTCTGCAATAATTATTGCAGCACGTTCTCCCATTTTACTCTTTGCTTTATCTATTAGTTCTTTGGGTATTATCAATATATCACACTCCTAAATATCTATTGCTATGAACACAATTCAATCTCTGTGAACAAATATTTGAACACCAAAACTCTCCTACATTATCACCTTTTTTAAATTCATTATCTTTATATATTTTATCTATATTAACAACTAACCAATCTATTGATTCTTGGAAATCTTTCTTATTAAATTCTATTGAATACCAATCATTTATTCTAATCATATTTAAAGTTAATAATTTAGGATATTTGCCATATTTCTCTTTAAAAGGAATACTATATATGTAAAGTTGACGGAAATTATCTTTATGTATGTGTCTACTGCATAACATTTGAATATATTCTTCTTTATTATGTTTTTTGGTTAATCTTTTTAAATGTAATTTACCTTTGGTTTTATGGTCTATTATTTCATCTGGACATTCTAAATCAATTTTTCCTGTAAAA